GAGGCTCGGCGCGATCGTGTGGACGGCGGCAATATGGATCTTGTACGTCGTCGCGCATTCGATGTTGGTGCATTGGCAGTACGCCTCCCGGACGAGGACGGACAGCGGGCGGCTGGTCCGAATGACGGCGCGGCTGCCGCAGTGATGGCACTTCAATTTCATCGTGACTTCCTGTCGGAAATGGCCGCGTCAATTACGGCTGTTGTTATGGACGACGTAGAGCGCCCGGTCTCGTCCGGTGAGGCGACGTGCGCCGAGGCGCAGCCGTCGCTTCACGAGCCATTCCGCCGCTTGCTGAATCGACGCGAGGCCTTGCTGCTGCCGTACGCGCTCGAGTATTTCGGCATCCTGCTCGGTGAAGGTGATTTCGAGTTCGGGCATTGAATCGGCTGCTCCAAGGCTGCTGCTATCGGGCCTGGTCGCGAGCTACATTGCTCGATGGCAACAGGGCTTCGGCGGCTTCTCGCAGAACCATCTGGCGAATCAGCGTGGCGGTTTGCTCGCCCTGATAGTTAGCAAGCGCGGTGATGAGCGCGTATTCGTAGTCGTCGAACCGCAGCATCAGGCGGTTATCGCGGACGCGCTTGGGATCGGGATACATGATGATCACCTCCGGTCAGCTGGCGGAAACTTTGGCGGACGTGTCCTCGAACGAGGACACCTTGGCGAGGTAGTGCGGCAACCCTTCGAGATAGATCAGGCGAGTGAGACTCGCGAGAGAGCGAGGCTCACGTCGCGCGAGCTGTTCGAGTTGGCTGCGCTCGGCGGGCAGAAGGCGCAGGGAAACCGGCTTGCTGGACATGACGCCGGCCGGTGCGCGCCGGGGGCCTTGGGGGGTAGTCATGGCGGTTATACTCAGTTTGGACAGTGCTTCACTAGGGATGAGTGAAGTTTAAGGTACTCAAAACGAAACTTCAAGATGGTAGAGAAAACGATTGGCGACCGTTTGAAGGAGGAACGGATGCGCATCGGACTAAGCCAGGCAGAGTTCGCTGCGCTGGGTGGGCTGGGAAAGCAGGCGCAACTGAACTACGAATCCGGTACGCGATCACCAGACGCGAACTACCTGGCGGCGCTCGCCAAGATCGGCGTTGACGTGCTGTACGTGATTACTGGCGAGCGTGCGACGCAATCGAAATTGCCGCCTGACGTAGCTGACCTGGTAGACAGCTTTTTGCAACTGAACGACATCGGACGCGCCGCTGTGCAAGGCGCGATCAACGGTTACCTGCACATTGGCGAGATGACCGTCTCTGGCCAACCTTCAAAGCGGATTCCACGGATCGCGGCGAATCGCATGGCGAAGCTGGACGCGTTCGTTGAGGAGGAAGTGAAGGCGGCACAAGCCAGTGTGGAGCAGACCAAGCGACAACGCGTATCTCGTAAACGCGGTCAGATCAGTCAAGACTGACTTACTTAGGACCGGCGCAGGGTATCCGCGGCGCGCTTGAGCGCCGCCATCGCGTCTTCCACGTGCCCCAGAATGTCTGCCGCATCTAATGTGGACGGCGAGCGGTCCGGCTGCCCGCGCAGCGCCGCTAACTCCTGATCGAAGCGGGACACGATCATGCGCAGTCGTCTCCCGTCCGGAGTAAGGCGAAATCCATCGCTACCGGAACGCCGCTCCATCAACGGGAGGCCCAATATCTTTTCGAGCTCGGTGATCTTCTGGCTGACCGTCGGCCGTTGCACGCCAAGCGCGTGCGCGGCCTCCGTGATGCTGCGGTAACGGGCGATCTCCGCGAAGGCCCTGAGAAGGTTCCAGTTGAATTGTGTCGGCCTCGTGGACGGATTCATACGATTGCGCGATGTGGGCATGACGCAATCTAGCAGCGTGTCGCGAGCACCGCTCGATCCGGCCGCTGGCACCGGGTCAGACGTAGGTTTTTACCTAACTTTCGAAAGCCTTTTTCCTACGTTTCATTTTCATTCGTAACGCACGAAAATAGGGCCGCGTTACTTGACGCGTGAATGTCGTTTCACGCGGTAACGTGGTTCACAATATCCGAAGAGGTATCCGTAGTGCGTAACACGAAGCAAGACCAACTCGATGCCATTGAAACAACGATCGACGGGGCCATCGATCGCTGCGCGGAAGCGAACCCGACTACACAAAGGATGCGTTCCGCTGATCCGCCCAGGAAGAAGCGCGCCGGGCACGGACTGCGAACGCTGTCGCCTGCCGAGCATGCTGATCTCCTGCAGCTCGTTACAAGTTCGCTCGCGAGCCTATCGGCTATCCGCCGCATGCTGATCCAATAGCTCATGCTCCTTCCGAGGTGTCGATCTCCGGCACCTCGCTCGCCTTGACCTCCAGATCGAGGTCCGATGTAAATCCGCCGTTACCGTCGAGCGTATGTGTAACGCGCGCGACGATCCATTTGCAGTCGTCGATGACACGTTTGTAACCGCGCACGGTGACTGGCAATTCGGTCATCAGCTCCGGCCGGCCGAGCGCGAGCACGATGCTGAACTCTGCAACGCCGCGTTGCAGCTTCTCCCATTCCGCCTTCGCCGCGCGTGTCGCGTTGCTCTTGTTCGCGTACGTGTGCCGCAGCACCTTCACGTTCTCGGCCGTGCCGAACAACACGTCGCCGCTCTTGTCGATCGGCTTCTTTTTCGTGGTGCGCCGCCTGCGCCGCTTCACGGTGGTCGACTGCTTCTTCGCAGTGCGCGTGTTCAGATAGAACGCCTGCACGCCGGAATACGTGTCGCGATCGGCGACGCCGAACTCGTGGCGATCGCCAACGTCGCGCGTGATCGTGATGGCGGGCAACGGCTTGCCGCTGGCCGTCGTCGCCTCACCGGCCTTGATGAACAGCAGCTTTCCGTTCTTCACTGTCGCGATCGCATCGAACATTTTCGCCAGGCGCGACAGCAGGTTCGCGTCCGACTCCGCGGTCTGGTCGATGTGGTCGACGAGCTGCCCGTCGAGCGCCTTGCTGATGCGCGCCTCCACCTTGTTCTGGCTCGCGATCGCGCGCACGATCGCGCCGATGGTCTGACGGTGCCACGACCGTTCCTTCTTGATCGACAGGCCGGCACGCAGATCGACGCTGCGCGCGCGAATCGTGAGCACGTCCGGCGTGCCGGTGTGCCGCACCTCGTCGACGACGAATTCGCCCTTGTCGACGAGCCCGTTCGCAGCGCCGGCCCAGCCGATCGCCACCTTCAGTCTCACGCCGCGGCTCGGGATCTCCAGCGCGCCGTCCGAGTCGTCCAGGCTGATGTCGAGTTGGTC